ATGTGATATTTCTGGGAACAAATGCGACAAGCATATTCTGGGAATAGGTTATTGTGGTAAAATAATGTTTATGGTAGGCATGGAAATCACATTTACTAAACAAGTTGCTGGCACACCTGATGCTATGGGCAATAAGACTATTACCACAACTGAAATTACTATTGATGATTGCCTAGTTGGTCCGCCTAGCGAGCCAACCACAGCTTATGAGCAGCAAGCAATTGCCCAAAGCAAAGACATTGTTAGGGTACACTTGCCAAAGACCAGTGATGAGGATGTTAGCCATTCAACCTTTGTGTATGACGGCAAGACATTCAAGATTGATAGTTCTGCTGTGAAGTTCATGGCAGGTAATACGCCTACTCGATGGAATAGGTACTTTAGGGCGGAAAGTTTAAATGGATAATGTAGAAACTATAGTAATCGCTTGGCTCAATAGCCTTGCTGATGCATCAACTTACCCGGCAAGTGGTGATGTGCCTGACCCACGCCCTGATAGTTTCATTACGGTTGATCGCACCGGCGGTCCGCGTGAGGCTATGGTGCTGGACAAAGCTGAAATACTTATTGAGGTTTACCACAAGACTAGCCGGCTCGCCGCCAGCAACAAAGCCAATGCTATTGGTGATGTGATCATTGCACTAGAGGCTTACAGCGACAACATTACTCATGCCGATATAAATAGTGTAGTCAACCTACCTGATCTAGTTGGTCAGTACCAGCGCTATCAAGTTTATTGTGATGTTTGGTTTCGCAGGTAGTATAAAATAGTTGTTCAAAAATGTTGTTGCAATAAAAGCGTTTATGCTATAGTAAACATAAGTCAGAAAAAACGGTAACTCACCGGAAAGGAACGAGGGAATGGCTGATCAGTATTTTAAAAAAGATGGCGATAGTTATGTGGAGGTTAAAGACCCACTGCATACGCAAGCCGATATGGACAAAGTTATTGAGGGTCGCTTAGAGCGTCAACGCAAGCAGTTCGCTGATTACGATGATCTCAAAGAAAAAGCCAGTAAGGTTGACACCATATCCAAAGATTGGGAAAGCAAAGTTGCTGAAAAAGACACCGCTATTGGTGAACTTACCGGCAAACTTAAAGCGGCAGAGCTTGGCACTGAAAAGGTCAAGATCATCCATGAGTTTGGTCTTAAAGATGAATTGCATGAGTTTGTAACAGGCGAAACTGCTGACGAAATGCGCGAGCGAGCTGAAAAGCTGGCTAAGGGCGTAGGCAGCGGCAAAGTGGTCATTAAGAAAAATGGCAAGCCCGGTGAGGAAACCACCACAGACAGCAAGAGCATCGCTAAAAATCTGTTCGGTTCAAAAGAATAATCTGACGATTTAATTTAAATCTCTGTGAAAGGAGAAAATCGTTATGGGCAATCCCCTCCGAACTAGCGCTCTTAACCTAGCCAATCACACTGGCGAAAGTTGGAGTAAGAACATCCGTGGTGGTGTTCTGTCAGCACTCGCACCACAAGCACCTGATATTAAAGTTGGTAGCACTGATCACTTTACGTTTACTGGTACGCCAAAAGCGGAACTGGTTGGCGAAAGTGCAAGCAAGTCATCTAGCGATGGCACGCCTAGCAAAGCTACCGTTAAGACCTACAAGGTTCAGCTTACCTACCGCTTTAGCAATGAAGTGCAGTGGGAAGATGAGGACTACCAGACTGGTATCATTGATGGCTTGGTTGCCAACATTGCTACTGCTCTTAGTCGCGCATTGGACTTGGTTGCAATCCATGGTATCAACCCTAAGACTGGTGAGATCGCTACTAGCGTTTCAAACTACTTTGATAAGGCTGGCAACGGCGTATCGCGTGTAGTTTCGACTGGTAATGTTCAAACTGACTTGGAAACAGCCGCTGGCTACCTCCAACAGTATGGCTACATTGCTACTGGTATCGCATTAGACCCACTGTTTGCCGGTCAACTTGCTCGCAAGAAAGACAGCAACCAGCGCCCGCTTTACCCAGAGCTTGGTTTAGGTTTTGGTTTCGAGAGTTTCCAAGGTCTGCAAGCTGCATCTAGCGACACCGTTAGTGGTCGTCAAGAGCTAGAGGCATCTGAGGTTAGCATTCAGGCTATCATGGGTGATTACCGCGCATTCAAATGGGGTGTTGCACGCGAAGTGCCACTAGAACTCATTGAATACGGTGATCCAGATGGTTTGGGCGACCTAAAGCGCACCAACGAACTTGCCATTCGTGCTGAAAGCGTATTCGGTTTTGCAATCTTTGATGGTCAAGCATTTGCCATCATCAGCAAAAACGGCGCAAGCTCTTAATCAGGGCTAGGCTAGAAAACAAGACCGCTATTGCAGCGGTCTTTTTTCTTTGGCGTGGTAAAATATACACATGACTAAAGCCAAATTGCTACCATTCATAAATAAGTTCAACGGTGATGTTAAAGTTGTGAGCCGCAAAGAGGGCAAAACGCTTAACGAGGATTGGGCTAGAGCAAAGGTAGTGAAAAACGACAAAGGCGAGGATGTTTTTAGGTTTGAGTTATCCAGCCCGGTCAAAGGTCCTGATGGTAAAACGCATATGGCTACTGCTATAGTAGACTTACAAGAAATTGAGCAGCCTATAGAATTGGAGGCGTTAGATGGCGAGCGAAACCCAGAATAAATACATAGCTGATCTGGCTGTTAAAAAAACAAAAGAGTTTAAAGAGGTCAAAGAGCTTTTGATTGCTAGTGGTATTGTTAGTGATAATGCGGAAACTGTCAAAAATGCTGAAACCATTGCCGCTATAAACAACGCCCTGACCGATCTGCAAGCCTCACAGTTCATTGATCTGCTGATTAAGACTAAAGAGCCAGTGCGTGATACGTCATACTCTCAAAAGCGCATTAAAAAGGTTACTGAAATACTGGATGACATTAAAAAAGAGGTTGCCGCGTGGGATTTCCCAGACGCAAATACACCGCTTGATTATGGCAAGGCGGCAAACGCACTATATCCAAAGGTGGCAGCAGCTGTTAAGTTGCTCAATAACCCAGAGATTGACCCAAACACCCGGCAACTCAATCAAGAGATATTGTTTAGAGAGGTGGCAACTGCTATTTATGAAAAGACCTATGAAATGAACGCCTTTGATATGGAAATTGAACACACTACTGGCAGCGGCATTGATGAGCGCTATTATGGCATGGCTAAAGTGGCAAGTAATAGCGTTTCGACAGGAGCAGTGTAATGGAGGAGTATATACGCAATTTCCTTTTGAGCAGTGCAGCCAAAGCGCAAGGCGATGCTACTAAGAATGCCCGGCAGTCCGGCAAAAAGCCAACCGTTACGCGCACTGAAAGCAGTGATGCCTGCAAATGGTGTCAATCAAAAACTGGCACATTCACTGACCCTAGTAGCGAGATATTTCACCGGCATGGTGGTTGTGAGGGTAAGATTACTACCAGCGGCTATAGGTCGCGCAATGGCTTACTCAGTAACTACAAATCTGGCAGCTTTACATCACGCACAGCGGAAACGACTGGCGCAGTTGATAGCAAAGGCAGGCAGATTGTATACCGCGGCACAGGCAATAATACAAGTGGCTTAGGCAACATGTTTGGCAATGCGCTCTATGTTGCGAGTGATCAGTCAACCGCAGCCCAATTTGGTAATGTCGCACAATTAAGTATGCCCATCAAAGCCAGTGATATTTTGCTAATCGCTACTGACAACGCATTAGACAAGTTGCAATTAGATGCTCAGAAATGGGCAGTACGCACTGGCGCTAGTTTAGACCCTAGCGAATATTTACCTGCCTATGTTTTGCATCTTGGCTATAAAGCAGTTGAGGTAAAAGCGACTGTTGACCCATTGGCTGGCATCGCCATAGTTGACCCCAAAATTGTGAAAAAAATGCTTGCACAGTAAGCGTTTCTAGTATCAGCTTTTATGATATAATTCAAGCATGAGCAATAATATTGAGCTAGTGCGCGGTGATGATGAGGCTATAGAGCTAGAGTTTGTTGACGCTACTACCAATAACCCTGTTGATCTTACTGATTGCGCTGTGATGTTTACGGTCCGCGCAGACAAAGCCGATGCCAATGATGATAATGCACTGATCAAAAAAGACGTATACACCCACACTGACCCTACTAATGGCAAAACCACAATCAACCTTTTGCATACTGATACCGATGTTACGCCGGGCAACTATTCTTATGATGTCCAATATGTTGATACTGAAAACAAAGTAAAAACTCTTGTAATAGGTGAATGTACTGTTGTCCAAGACGTAACTAAAAGGACTTAACCCATGCAAAGTATCATTGCTACCGTAAGAGTAAAGCAACCGATCAAAACCACTTTGCATAAAAATGTTATTCAAGTTTCAGTGGGCAAAACTGGCAGCGCAGGGCGTGAGATTGAACTACAATCTGACGGTGAAACTGTGCAATGGCGCTATGCAGGTGAGCCAGTATGGTATGACCTAGTTGATATTTCAGAGTTGCAAGGTGAAACAGGCGCGACTGGTCCGCAGGGCGCTCAGGGTATTCAGGGTATTAAAGGTGATACTGGAAATACCGGCGCAACCGGGGCGCAAGGTCCGCAAGGCATCAAAGGCGATAAAGGCGACACTGGTAACACAGGCGCTACAGGCGCGACTGGCGCACAAGGTCCAGCTGGTGTAAACGGTACAAATGGCACAAATGGGCGTGAGGTTGAATTACAGAAATCAGCCACGCACATTCAGTGGCGTTATGTTGGTGATGTTTCTTGGACTAACCTAGTTGCATTAGTGGACATCAAAGGCGACACCGGCGCTACAGGCGCGACTGGCGCAACCGGGGCGCAAGGCATTCAGGGTATCCAAGGCGCTACAGGCGCGGCTGGTGCTGACGGCGCAGATGGTGTTGTTGATTATGCTAGAGTAATTGCCTTAGCTACGGTATTATAAGGATAAGTATTATGAAAAGAATGATCACAAATTATGCATTTGATAAGACAGCCAAAACGGTTACTCTCTTAGACTACACTGCCATTGATCTTGAAAGCCTGCTATTGATCACCAATGTTACTGACGGCGCAATCATTTATAATTTCGCTGACCCTGCCAGTGGCGCAACCGTTACTGATAATGTGATCACTCTTGAATATGACACCACTGCCATGGATGACAATGATAAGCTGCAAATCTATTTTGATGACCCAGAGTATCAGCCAACATCATACACCCAGCAAACAGACATTAAAGATTTGACTGAGGCGTTATTAGATACGGCAGAGCAGCTTGCTTTTCTAACGAATGTGCGCGGTATTTCATCTGATTTGCGCGTTACCTTGCTAGGTGGCGCACTCTCAACCCTGTCAACTGTTACCACCGTAACCACTGTTTCAAATATCGCCAACATCACTAGCATTGGTGGTCTATCAACAGTACCTATGTTGCAAAACATTCAAAACCAGACAGCTGTGCAATCAAATACTAATAATGTAGTACAATCATAAGGAGTACAAATTATGGCGATAACCAACAAAAACCTACCACTGTTACACCGCAAAGAGTTTCAGATGATGACCCCAGCCCCATCAGCTACTGTTGCTGGTGCATTTGTTGTTGCGCCAGATAGCGGTAATTTCAATAATGCCCTTTATGTCCTTAGTGCCACAGTTCACTACCTTTATAACCACGATGAAGATGCATTTATGCAAATCCCATCAGGTGCTTTGGCTGGTACATTCGGTGCTGGCGCATGTGGAGTTTATCACCCATGGTCAGTCAACTACACGGCAAACGGTGGCTCAACCACTAGCGTTACAGTCGCGGCAGGCACACACAACATCACAGGGCGTGCTGTTGGTCAAACAATCGAGTTTATAAGCGCTGGCACAGCCTCTGGCTTTAGAACAACCATCACAAGCATCTTAAACAATGCTGGCGCTGGCACAATCACACTGAACCTAGCAAATGCAGCCCCTACTGCTATCCTCAACACCCACACCTTTAGGCTTACTACTGGTCGTTTCTTTATTATGAACGCCGGCACAACTGCCGCCGGTATTTTCAAGGTATTTGACGTTGCTACTATGGCATGGCAAGCCAACTTGGGTACAACAAACTTGCCAGCATCATGGGGTACTGATGGCAAGCTAGTAGTTGCCTACAACTTTGGTGAGCAATATGCCACTGGTACAGCAACCGCTGGCGCTGCAAGCACACTTACCAACAGTGCAAAGACTTGGACAACCAACCAATGGACTAACTATCAAGTTAGAATTACTGCCGGCACTGGTATTGGTCAGATCAGGACTATTGCATCAAACACAGGCACAGTGCTTACTACTAGCGCCGCTTGGACAACCAACCCAGATGCAACATCACAATATGTGATCGAGGCAAACGAGGATTGGCTATATCTGCTTGGAAACAACGCCGTTACCATGTACCGCTATAGCATTAGCGCAAACACATGGACTGTCTTAGCCCCTACAGTTGCGCGTGGTGGCGCACCAATCGCTGGTATGACCGCTAGCGCCATTGGTGTTACTGGTGATGCTCTATGGGCATCTGAGAGCGCAATACTTAATGGACGCTACATTTACTCATTCCGTGGTGGTGTCGCAACCCTAGATCGCTTTGATATAGCTGGTGGTACGTCAGGTGCTGGTGCTTGGGCGGCTGTAACCTATGTAGGTACTGAAACCTTTAGCACAGGCTCTAGCGCATTCCCAATGGGCGAGTTCTTGTATATCCGCAAAGATGCTACAAACCGTTTCTTTAAATACTCAGTTGTAGATAACGCCATGCGACCATTCAGCACTAATATGTACACTGACGGCGCGGCATTGCTTGGGCATAAGATTTGGGTTAAAAACCTTGCTGGCAGCGACATCAAATATCTGTACTCGCTGATGAACACCGGCACAGCCTTACACCGCATAATGATTTTCTAATGCCTGTGGTTACTCTCGCGCTAGAGGGTAATGTACCCAGCAAGAAAAACCAGCGCATAAATACCAAAGACGGCTTATCATTTGCCAGCAAAGCATTCACTGACTGGCAAGATACCGCTTTAATCGCGGTCCGCCACCAAACTCGCCACCGTTTTCTAGTACCAGTGCAAATTGAGGTGATTATATATTTTGCGACATTAGGAAAAGCTGACGTAGACAATAGACTAACCAGCATTTTGGATATGTTGACAGAGGCATTAGTGCTTAAAGATGATAAATGGGAAAACGTACCGCTTATGAAAGTTGAGGCGGCATATCGCCCCAAAGCGCCCGGCGCATTCATACGCATAGAGGAATTGCCAGCTGATTTTTTTGGTGCTGAATATGAGGCAGCGGCAGCCAAACGCGACAAGCGGAAACGGAAGTAAAGCACTTATGTTACAATTACAATATCTGGTATAATAATAACCAATAACAACTACGCTGACGGTTGCGGTAAAACTGGCTTAAAAGGACAGAGATGAACCCACAGCCAGCAGAAAACCCAATGGAAACCAAAGCACTCGCCTTAGCCCAAACGCTACTGGCTAAACTCGCTATGTGTGAGCCAAAGGTGCAGGACAAATACGACTACTACAACGCGGATAATGACATCCGTGATTTTGGCATCTCAACACCTATCCGCATGCGAAACATTACACCCGGCATTGGCTGGGCAAGTCGCGCAATTAACACCCTCTCTGATCGCGTTGTATTCGATGGCTTTGCCAAAGATACATTTGGCTTGAATGCTTACCTAGAGGCTATTAACGGCTACCGCATATTTTCTGACGTAAAGCATGACGCATTTATTGGCGGTTGCTCATTTGTGGCTATTGGCGATGATGAGGATACTGATAGAAAAGTCCTAGTGCCATTCACTGCTGGTGAGGCTACCGGCGTGGTTGATCAAACGACTGGACTGCTCAAATACGGCTTGGGCGTTATGCGCTGGGCAGAGCCACAGCCTAAAAAGCGTGGTATTCGCTTTGCGCCTGCTGACTACATTGTATTCACACCTGTATTTACCGCCACATTTATAAACCGCGAGCTAGTTGAAATCACACCTAACCCAACAGGGCGCACATTATTGCACCCAATCACCCACCGCGCAAGCTCTAACCGCCCTCTAGGTAAGTCGCGCCTTAGCAATACGGTCCGCCGCATCATCCAAGAGGTTGGACGGCTCAAACGCCGTGAGGAAATTGCTGAGGAGTTTTATGCATTGCCACAGCGCTACATTACCGGCTTGGCTGAGGGTGCTAAAAAAGATAGCACGCTCGATAGTGCCATTGGTAAAGTCTGGGCAATTACTAAGGATGAGGATGGCGATGCACCTACTGTTGGTCAGCTCGCTCAGATGTCCATTGATCAGTTTGAAACATCCAAAAAGGATAAGGCGCGTGATTTCTGTGCTGAAACTGCCCTTACACTACGCAACCTAGGATACGAAACCAGCAACCCATCAAGCTCAGAAAGCCTAGTAGCAATGTCAGATGACCTGTTATTGGAGGCAAGCAACGCCCAAGAGGAAATGGGCAGGCAGATCAAAGAAATCTGTATTACATTGCGCCTTGCACTTGATGACAATAGCAACATCCCTGACGCTTTGCGCGAGGTTGTACCAGCATGGAAACCGATATTTCAGGTTGATGTGGGCGCAACTGGTGATGCTATGTTCAAACTCAGTCAGGTATTCCCAGAGCTTATTGGCACAGTTGCCGGCTACCGCATGATGGGTATTGGTATCCGTGAGGCTGAGGAATTAGCCAAGAGGCGAGCCGCCAGCACATCTGGCTCAGTATTTAATGCCGGAGGAGGTCAGTAATGGCAGGCGTAACCACACCAGTAACCAAACCTGATGCATATGCTAATGCATCTGATCTAACCGCCTACTGGAAAGCACCCACTGACGCTAACCGCGCCAACTACATGCTCAAAATGTCCAGCAACCGCTTGCGCCAGATTGCCACAGATGTTGGTGTTGATCTTGATGCCAAAGTAAATGCTGATATTGTCTATTTCTTAAACGTGCAGTCAGTCGTTATGGAGGCTACCAAGCGAGCGTTGCAAGCGCCTACTGATCAACAGCCTACTGAAAGCTATGGGCAAACAGCCGGTCCATACAGTGAGAACTTTAAATACAGCAACCCTGCTGGTGATTTATTCTTTAAAAAGGCAGAGCTGGGGCTACTTAACCTATATGGTCAGCAATCCATGTACGGTATTAGCACCTCTCAGACAGATATTTATAGTGGGTATAGCAGTTAGGCGTTGCAATGGTGGAATACTTTGCCGCAACAGCGCCAGCAAATGACCCTGTAAGTTTTTACTTTACTCAGGGCGTGCTAGGCGTTACCGTTATAGTATTAGCGTTAGTCATCCGCTTTTTATTCAGCTACTACACTAAAAAGGTTGATGAAAAAGATGCTGAGATCAAAGCACTGAACATTGCAATGCTGACCAATGAGCGCACACACACGGTTGATTACCGTGAGATGGCTAAGAATGATCAAACAGTGTTGTTAGGAAATGCACAGGCACAGGAGCTATTAGCGAGTAAAATAGAGGCTGTAAAAGGTAGGCGATAACTATGAGCTGGTTTAAGCGAAAAGATAGAGAGATACCCATTGTGGTGCAGCCACCTGTTGTGAACCGCGTAGAGATCGAGTTACACAAGGGCGCGAGCGAGCAAGCCGCCAAAAAAGCGGATGCTGTTAATCAACACGTTAAGGATTTATTGGTTGAAAATGGCTTTACGCTTAAAATAGCTATAGCGGCTGGCGCACAAATACGACATTCAAAGCAAGGTGGAAAAAAGTAACATGGATATTCAAATATTAGCATCACTACTACTAATAGGTAGGCTCATATCAGAGGGCTTTATTATTGCCGTACTCAGGAAACAGTGGCGTATACGCAAAACCGCCATACATCCGCGCCTAAGAGCATTACGGCGCGTTTTAACGCTATTAGCTGTGCTGGTGTTCATTGGTAACATTTACCCATTGCTTTTGGATGCATACACCCTTTATGATAGCGCGGTCCGCACCTCTCAAACGGTCAACCTAGTGGGCGTGTTCTATTCGCTTGATAATAACCTTACATTTATGCTTGCCTCAATCCTGATATGGACGCTATACAAGCTCTCAGACGTAGTTATTGAAGTGGCTGAATTGATCACTGGCAAACCAATAAACGATTTGCCCAAGCGAAAATAGTGCTATAATCAAAACATAAGCAGAGCTAACCCTAGTGGCGTGTTGTGCTAACAATCCTCAACAGGAAATACTATCATGGTAAATGACGCAACAAAAGTATCATTTGGTAAACCTAAAGCCACTGGCGCTGTTTTTGTAGCACCTTATGGCACAGCCTTACCTACCACAGCTTGGGCAACTTTGAATGCTGCATTCAAAAACCTTGGCTATGTTAGCGAGGACGGTTTAGTAAATGGCGTTGAAACCGATGTAGAGGACGTAAACGCTTGGGGCGGTGATCTGGTTCTATCAGGTCAAACCACTTTCAAGGAAATGTTTACCGTCAATCTGCTCGAAACCAACGCGGATGCTTTGAAAACGTATTATGGCACTGATAATGTTGTGGTTGAAGGCAACGGTTCAATTACCGTTACTCAATCAAGCGATGTACTGCCAAACGTTAGTGTAGTATTTGAGATGGTTATGACTGGTGGACGTATCCGCCGTATAGTCGTGCCAAACGCTCAGATCACTGACCGCAGCGGTGAGATCACCTATGTTGATGGCGAGGCTGTAACATACCCAGCGGTATTTGTAGCTTACCCAGACGCAAACGGCGACACTCACAAAGAGTACATTGCAACAGCAGCATCAAGCTAGTAGCAATACGGCAGAATGCGCCCGGTCCTAGTGCCGGGCGTTTTTGTTTATGTTATAATTCTAAGTACGATAAATTAAGGATTGGAGTAATCTTATGGCTGAAAAAAGCACTGTAAAAGAAATTGAATTAGACGGTTATACATTCACAGTTGATACTGACCTGCTGGATGACGTTGACGCATTTGAGCTTATTGATCGCATCGAAAACAAAGGGCAAGTTGTTGCCGTTGTGCCGTTGCTGACATTCCTGATTGGCTCAAAAGGCTATGATGATATGAAAGCTCACTTTGCTGACACTGACCGCAAAGACTACATTGCCAAGCACCCAGAGGCTACTGACTACAAGGGCAAGTTTCGTGTTAGCAAACTGTCTGAGGTGTACCAAAAAATCATTGAGAACTTTGACCCAAAAGGCTAACTCTAATACGGATACGCTGGCAGTATCCCGATGAATTAGAGGCAGATTTTCAGCAGTATTATGGCTTAGACATCGCGGCGCTTAAACCAGCTAGGGCAGCGCGGTTGCTGTTTCAGTTGCCGCGATCATGCCGCGTATCCTGTGCCTTTGAACCAGCAAACCAATGGGGCTGGGATGAGGTATTTGCTAACAAGACAAACCACCTATTAGAACTGCTACTGTGGCAAGCCGGCACACCAACCAAAAAGGGTGAGCGAGCAAGGCACAAAGCCAACAAACCTAAGCCGTTTATGCCTGACTTTATGCGCCATTCAGAAAAGGGTACTGGCATGAATGAGAGTGTTGAGGCAATGACCGTTGATGATGTTAAGAGCTGGCTTGCTGTACCGCGTTCTGGCTCATAAAAGCACTCCCCTACCACTCCCCCGACCCTAAATTAGTACAAAAAGCGAACATTGCAATTAACAGGGGTGGCGACCACTCCCCTGCCCTACCGAAACACAATTTTGACAGGCTCGCAAGGTGTTGGCGGTTTTTTCAGGCGACACCCTAGGCAGAGCAGGGGAGTGTGCTTATGTTAATCACTATACGCATGAGCTATACTAAGCATATGAGCAAAGATGTATCGTTTTCATTAGACCCAGCAGGTGGTCAGGACATACTTGTAAATCTTGCCGCGGCAACCATAAAAGAGCGTGGGCAAGCCATTGCAGCGCGAGCGCAGAGCATGGCATCTAGCATGTCCAGCGACCCACCTGACATCACCATCACATCAGCACCCGGCACTATTAAGCGTGGTGTTCGCGCCATTGCTACTATTCGCGCAACTGGTAAAAACGCGCATCAAAATTACATTGGGCATCAGGTATTAGCGAAAGCCAAAGACGCTGGGCGATAAGTAACAGCTTATGTTATAATTTACAATATCAAACCACGCTGACGGTTGCGGTAAAACTGGCTAATAAAAGGCAAAGAAACGCAACCAAACCATGGCAGACATCGGAACAGCATACGTCAGAGTAGCACCCAACATGACCGGCATACAGGGCAAAATTGCCGCTGGTTTTAAAGGTGCAGCTGGTCCAGCCACCGCCGCACTAGGCGATGAGGTTGAAAAAAATAGTGGTCCATTCCAAAACGCCCTAGGTAAGCTGGGCGGTTTTGCTAAAGCTGGTGGTATCGCTATTGCCGCTGGCATGGCAGCTGGCGCAGCTGGCGTTGCCGCATTAGCCACAAAGATGGTTTCAGCAGGCGCAGAACTAGAGCAACAGCTTGGAGGTTCTGAGGCAGTGTTTGGCGACTTTGCCAAAAACATTCAAGCCACTGCTGATGATGCCTATACCAATATGGGCTTATCACAAAATGAGTTCTTGCAGGGCGCTAACAAAATGGGTTCGCTATTCCAAGGAGCTGGCTTTGATGTTCAAAGCTCAATGAAAATGTCGCAGGACAGCATGCAACGTGCATCAGACGTTGCCAGCATCATGGGCATTAGCACAACTGACGCACTAGAGGCTGTAACTGGCATGGCTAAGGGCAACTTTACCATGATGGACAACCTAGGTGTGGCAATGAATGATACCGCCATTGGTGCATACGCCATGAGCAAGGGCATCAACAAAAGCACATCTGAAATGTCCATACAGGAAAAGGTTGGACTGGCACAGCAGATGTTCATGGAAAAGACCGCCAAATATGCTGGTAACTATGCCAAAGAAAACGATACCTTAGCTGGCTCGATCAACACCACCAAAAAAGCCTTTGAAGATTTTATGGCAACCGGCAACGTAACTGGCTTTGTAAACAGCCTAGTAAACACCATCAAGATTGCAGTACCTAAGATTGTTGAGGCATTACCAAAGCTGGTTGATGGCATAGGCGCTATCCTAAAGGCAGTTGTGCCAGCATTGGCAGCCGCATTGCCTACACTCATCCCTGCCCTTATTAGCGCCGTACAGGGCTTGATTAACGCGCTGATCACTGCCCTACCTACAATCATCCAAAGCCTGCTGACGGCACTGCCTATGTTTATCAGTGCGTTTATACAGCTATTCTTGGCACTGGTCCAAGCATTGCCTCAGATCATTCAGATTATCGCAGCCGCTATACCGCAGGTCATTACAGCGCTTGTGGACGGCTTAACCAACCCAGAGGCACTTACAGCCATGATCATGGGCGCAATACAGCTATTCCTAGCCATCATCACTGCCCTACCGCAGATTATTGTAGCTTTGGTCAATGCACTGCCGGTAATCATCCAAAACATCGTTAAAACGCTCACAAGCTCGCAGTTCATCAATATGATGATCAATGCAAGCATTCAGCTATTCATGGCGCTAGTAAAGGCTATACCGCAAATCTTGGGCAGCCTAGGCAGTGCAGTGTGGAAAATCTTTAACGTCATTGCTGATGTACTCAGTCCGGGCAACCTAGCGCGTATTGGTGGCGACATGATCAAAGGCTTGTGGAATGGTATTAGCAACCTCGCAGGCTGGGTAATGGATAAGATCAAAGGCTTTGGCAAGCAAATCATGGATGGTATTAAAGGGTTCTTTGGTATTCACTCGCCATCAACCGTATTTGCTGATATTGGTATGAACCTAAACAAAGGTTTGGCTAAAGGTCTTGATGACAGTGCCGGGCTAGTTACCAAATCTATGAATAACATGACCAATGATGCTTTGAGCGCTGTTGTTAATCCAATGGTTAGCTCAGAGGTTGCATTTGGTGGCGCTAGTGGCGCAGTAGCTGGCTCAGGTGGTGGAAACACTACCAGCCAGAGCGTGGCAATCCAAACGGTTGTGCTTGGTGATGCTAGTGCCGTTAAAGAGTTCTTTAAACAGCTTGGGCAGGATACAATAAACGTGGGTATGGGTATGACACCTGTGCAGGGAGCGCAATAAAAATGAACGGCGTATTATCATATAACACTAACAGCTTACAGACATTCAACCGATCAACTAGGGTGGGTATTAACACCAATGTCATCAAGCACACTGACATACCAGCCAGCGTAGGTGAATTGTACGTTGTCGCAAACGCCAATGATAGCGATGTGCCAAACGCTGAGGATGTTAGCCGCTTAATCCAGCTGGGCGGTACAATCCATGGCTCAACCCAAGCTGACTTAGATGACCGCATTGATGCATTCAAAACCATTTTCAATAAGCGCTACAAAAACTTAGATATTACCTATGGCTCTAGCACTCGCCGGTATGTTGCTATGAAAGTAAACGCATTGGGAATTGATAGGCAAGATAAAGCGCTGTTTGCAAAGTTCAGTGTAGAGCTTATTTGCAAGCCATATGGCACTGACACCACTGCAACTAACATACTCAGTGAAACAGCTTATACAACAGCCACAAAGACCATCACACCTACATTGCTGGGTTCAGCACCATACCAGCTACCAATCTTTACGTTTACGCTCACCACGATCACTGGCGCAGGTGATTACATCCAAATTACAAACAACCTCACTGGTCAGGAAATGCTTATCTATGGCTTAGGCTTGGCAAACGGTGATGTTGTGGTTGTGGACTGTGTTGAAAAAGAGGTTAAGGTAAACGGCACATTAGTTGATTTCAATGGCTCATTCCTAGAGCTGGAAACAGGACCGGCTGACATTACAATAACTGACGGCTTTACCACTCGCTCAATAAACATGAATGGCGAATACAATAAGCGGTGGTCATAGGCTATGGAGCAAAGTTTTCAATCAACCAAGCTACCTACCGTTGGTGCATCATCCGCAATAGGCGGCGCATCTGCATGGAGTAACCCAAGCCGTATAACTGCTGATGATGCCAGTTCTGCAAGCTGGGGCGCATTTGCAGGCGGTCAACACTCGCTTATTACAGGCTCAACATTTGCATTTCAGAAACTGCCAGATAGCGCTGTTATTGATGGCATATTAGTATACGTTGACGGTAGCCAGACAGGTTGCTATGGCGATGTAACATTAAATGCCTCTGGCTCAACCGGCAAGGCTATTGGTGCATTTGGTAGCTTTGGCGGTCCAACTGACCTATGGGGCAAAACATCAATAACACCAGCTGAGATTGCAGCGCTATCAGTAAGCGTTGAGGCTAATGACGTATCAGGTGGCGATGGCATTGCATCTATAGACTGTATTAAGGTAACGGTGTTTTGGCACATAGAGGTAACAGCGCCAGCGGCAGACGTACCAACGCGAGTTGTACACAAAGTTTATTCAACTGGCGGTAAATACCTAGGCGAATTACCAAACGCCTCACCACTTGCCTTTTCACAGGACATTGGTAGCGCAGGCAGCACTATGCAGCTTACCTGTGGCGTGTCTATTGACCCTGTTATCACAAGCGATTACATCACTGATGAGAGTGGCAACCCATTGCTGACTGAGAGCAGCTTACCGCTAATTGCAACCTCTAGCCAAGAGTTTGTTGCAAGCGGTGAAAGTGATGATGATGTCATATTCAAGAACGGCAACCGTGTCAAATCAATCCTATACAATAGCTGGTATCCAAACGGCAAACTGATGTTCAGTGGGCAAATAAACAAAGTAGGCTTTAAATCTGGTGGCGGTCAGGCAAGAGTTTCATTGTTGCTTTACAGCGATGGTATTGACTTGGATAACTTTATTGCTCGCGGCTACCCATTCGCTTATACGCTCGATCAGTCATTTACCAGCTGGGATAACGTACTAGCATCTCAGGTGTACGGTCCAAAGGGCGGTGGCTGGAATATTTACGGACAGTCATTTAGAACTGGCGTGGGCGTTACCAATGTAGGCGCTATTGATCTGCTATTACGCGGCACAGCCAATGTTACGGTATCTCTGTATGATGGCATAAACGGCAATTTCTTAGGTAGTAGTACACAAAGCGTTGTTGGTGCTGATCAGCCTAACGCTATACAATTTGCATTTCCGCAACTTATTCCAGTATCAGCCAGCACTGATTATTTCTTTGTGGTATGGGTTGATGAGGGGCAAACGATTGAGGTTTATTGGAATGCGCCCGGCGGTTATGCCAATGGTCAAACCTATAATTCAAATTATGGTGGTGGCTCAGGCGGTGGCTCATTTACACCTGTGGGCGGTGATTTCTGGTTTAAGACTTACTCAGGCGTGCCAACCACCACAACCACATACACCACGCAAGACCCAATTACCGGCATGGCTCGCGGTATCCTGCTTGATTACAATGCTCGCGGTGGCGTGATCAAAGAGCGCGACTTTACCGCAGCCGGCTATACGCTAACAAACAAGTTCAATTCAGCCACCATATTTGGCGCTATCAAAAAGTGTATTGAGCTTGCGCCAAGCGGTTACTATTCCTATGTTGATCTGGGTACTGCCGAAATTGATATAATGCCCACCTCAGTAGTGCCTGACTTTTATATCATCCTAGGCAAAGACATCAATGATATTGAGGTGGTTATGAGTATTGAGAATGTCAAAAACCAATACTTACTATCAGGTGGCGACACAGGCAGTGGCACTAACCTATTCAAACAGTATCAAGATGCAAACAGCGCAGGACGTTACGGCACTCGCCTTGCCCAGCAATCAGATAACCGTATTACCCTAACTGCCACCGCTGATGCAATGGGTAATAGCTTTATTGATGAAAATGCTGTTGAAACCCAAGAAACACCAGTAACCATATTGAATAAAAACTTTGACATCACATTGCTGACACCGGGTAAAACTATTGGCTTTAGGAATGGTGGCGCACTGATTGATAATTTGGTATTGCGTATTGCTCGCCGCGACTTTACACCAGAAAAAGCCAACCTGATGCTAGGACGCTTGCCACTCCAGACCACCGCAGAAGTTGAGAAAATCCGCCGCGATTTAATATTGCAGCAGACTATTGATAACCCAAATGCACCAAGCTAGTGATATAATAACCATAAGGAAAAACAATCATGCCAAAGATTAACGCACTACCAGCAATGTCAGCCCTAGCCGCAGCAGATGTGGTTGCTGCTGATGATGTAAGCACAACCAACAAAGATACTAAAAAAGTAACCATGGCTCAGATAGCCGGCTTTATTTATCCAGTAGGTTCTTACTACACAAACGAAACTGATAGCACCAACCCCGGCACTTTGTTTGGCATTGGTACATGGACTGCTGTTGCTAACCGCATGGTAATAGGTAAAGGCTCAGGTTCATTTGCCACAGCAGGTGCAACTGGCGGTGCTGAAACTCACACCCTGACAACCTCAGAAATGCCAAGCCACAGCCACAGTTTGGGTGGCGGTCAGAACCAGTGGGTGCGCGGTGGTACTGGCGATGGCGCAGCTAACATTGCTCAGACTGGCGCAGCATTCCGTGTTACATCTGGCAACTCAGATACTGCTGGTAGCGGTGGCGCTCACAACAACATGCCACCATACATTGTTGCTTACATTTGGAAACGAACGGCTTAAAGGAGCTATATTATGTCGCAAGAATATACAAGCGCTGACGAACAAATCATCATCAAAGTTGAACTGGCAAAAAAAGACACCACTATTGAAACAGTTGATGGTGAGGCTTTAGTTACCAAAGGCAATTACATCGCTACTTATGTTTCTGAGTACCGCAATGGTAAACAGTTTGGCATCACTGAGGTTGATCTAAAAGCTCACTACACACCAATAAAGTAGGCTCTTATGGATGCAGCAATGCCAACAGTCCAAAAGCTAGAACCGCAGGAATGGCGCAAAGCTCGCAAGCGTGCCATTGCAACGCTTGATCATATTTGTGCGCTATGCGGTAAATACATTGATGTTGAGTTGCCTGCATTCGACCCATTAGCTGTTGAGGTTGACCACATCACGCCTCGCAGTCGTGGAGGCTCGCTATACGACCTAGATAACCTGCAACTCTCTCACAGCAAGTGTAACCGTAAAAAGGGCGCTAAAATGGCTGAGGATTACAATGGCGAGCCATACACCAACCCTGTACCATTATCAAACTCATGGTAGCTGTGCTATCATAAGCATAGTAAGAATTGGAGGGAAACTATGGGATTACTAGACATTTTCAAACCAAAAGACAAACCGCGCCCGGCGGTTGGTCCTGATGAGGATGATCATGGCAGCAGCGCCTAACGCAGATGCATATGCCGCCGCTAGGGTAGGTATCTTTTTCCCTGCACACAACAGCACACCAGCTGACGGCAATCTAACAGGGCAGTGCGTAACACTGCTTAAATGGGTGTTTGCTGAGATGATGCCACAGCTTATACCAAATCCGTTTTCAGCGCGTGGTGATGCTCGCTATGTAGGTCAGAGGCTAGTAGCGCAAGGGCTGGCTGTTGAAGTACCGTATAACGAACGCCGCGCCGGTGATGTGATTTGCTTTGAGTATGGGCAATATGGTCATATCGCATGGCTATTAGAGAATGACAGGTTATTTGAGCAGAATGCCAATGTAGGTAATCCAGCAAGGCGCTTGATCACTGACGGCAAAGATAGCTGGTATGTGTATGCATCGCGCATAGGCTCACTCAATGAAAGCTGGCGTAGTGGGTCAAACCCACATGTTTATAGAATAATAGGCTACAATAATGGGGGTACTAATATGGCAACTACAATACCAAACGCAGACAACTACTATAACCGTTACCGCAAGGCAATGCAGTATATTCGTGGGCGTGATATGAGCCGTGATGAGTTTAACAAAAACTTTGTTGGCAATACTGATTTACAAATGCTAGAGGCGATGCTAGATAGCCCAGAGGCTGATGCACAAGTTGATTATGCTAATTGGGGCAGGGCAGCTAAAGGCGGTCATTGGGATGAAGTGATCAAGGCGCTAGAGAATGAACGCGACACTATCAACTATCCTAAGATCAATGCCACCACAGCAGCCCTAGGCTTGCCAGTAGGCGCTAATGTTGACCAAATAGCCGCTGCACTCAAAGCGCTCAAAGAGCAGGCTGACAATGCCGGCAATGAGGATGCACTAAAAATGATCATCAAAGACAAAGATGATCAGATCAGCCAGCTTACTGGTAATTTCACTAACCTAGCCAAAGAGAATGACAGCCTGAAAGCACAGCTGGCGCAGGCATCTGGCGATACTGAGTTATTGAATGGCTTTGGCAAATGGCTAACTGCACTCATCGCAAGGCTGGGCTTAAAGAAATGATCAGGCGGTTTGTCATAAAAGTGTTTATGGTAAACTATATGTATAATCGTTATGTGCATACAGGCGAAATGCCTAGCGCACTCGAAAGGAAACTGTATCTATGAACAATTTAGCACTCAAAGAAACTTTAAAAACCATCGCTAGAGGTGTTTGGTTTGGTCTGCTTGGTGTAGTCGTATTGGTCCTGACTGTCATAGCAAGCAGCCCCGAAGTGGCACAGGCAACTGTTGTACTGCCTATTTTCAACATCACGCTATCAGTTGGCGCATTGATTGTTGCCGGCGTAGCTGGATTGGCTAAGGTCATTGATCGCTATATTCACAAGTCTAACGACACCCCAAGCAAGGGCATAGCCCCAGCATTCTTGCAGAAATAATTGCAACCAAAAAGAGCGCCCTCGCAATGGCGCTCTTTTTTATTGGTCAGTGTTTATTTTGTTTACTGAATGCTTGTATTGTACAGGCTATGGTTTCACTTGGTCAAGCGACTTGCTACCTTTTTCGTTATTGCAATAGATACAGGCAGGCTTTAGATTTTCCGCGGCAAAGCGCAGTGATGGGGCGCGTGAACGGCTAACAACGTGATCGAGCGTGATAGTCTTTTCATTGAGGCGCACAGGACACCACGGATGTATTTGCAGGTAGCATATCCAGCCACCGGGCGGCATTGGGTTATTCCTAAGCCATGTTTCGCGTGTTACAGTCCATTGTTTGGCATACTTACCATTTTGTTTTAGCCCGTTGCTTTTCCAGTTTTTCTTAGGGTTTTTGCTGCACATGTAAGGGAAATGCCCCATGCCCCCACAATGCTTGCAGGGCTTTTTTGGGAAACGGTCCATGCGTTGTCACCTCCAATCTGAATACTTTTATTGTACAGTATTTGCTTATGTTATAATTACACCACAATATCAACCAAACATCGCAGACGTGGACTACACGGAAAAAAAGGAGCAGGCGACTATGGGCAAGCAAGAGGTAGAGGTGAAAATCTATGTGGAAAAGCTGAGTAAGCTAGTCCATAACGATAAAAACCCTCGATACATCAAATCTAAAAAACACCAAGAGCTGGTTAAGTCGCTCAAAGATTTCCCAGAGATGAAAGACATCAGGGAAATTGTCATTGATGAAAACATGATCATCTTGGCTGGTGATAAGCGCACATACGCATTAGAGGAGCTAGGCTATTCTGATGTGAGGGTCAAGCAGGTCATTGGTCTGACTGATGCTAAAAAGCGCGAGTTTATCATTAAAGACAATAATCATAGTGGTGATTGGGATACAGACATTCTAGCCAATGAATGGGATATGGATGAGCTGACCGATTGGGGCGCAGACTTTAAGTTTGGTGGCGGTGCTGAAAAAGAAAAAGACGATCAGGGCGATTACAAAACGCATGAGGTAACATGTCCTGAATGTGGGCATCACTTTGAGTTGTCGCAAGCCAAAGAGTAATAACTTACTATGGCTAGAGCGCAGCGTAAGGCAACTGAGCCTACACCTGTCGCAGAGGTAATTAAGGCTAAGAAACTACCGGCTAAAAAAGCGGTGGTTAAAAAGCCTGCCGCAAAACCAGCAC